AGCTATTCAGAAAAGGACTATGAGAAGGAGATTTATGTCGATGGCTATTGGCAGGGATACCTTGAGGCCTATTGGGATACAACTGGATTAGACCTACCACTGCCATGAATGAGCCATCACCTATTGAAGAACTCATTGCCTTCATCATTGACAATGATGGGCAGATAGATGTCAATGACATCCTGATTAAGGCTGAGCTAATCAATATGCGCAGCAAGCCTAGGCATGCCGGCTGGTACTTTAACGGAGGTCTTTACCGTGACCTTGAGCAGCTCAATGGCAGAACCATGTCAGAAACTAATCATCCTAAACCTATCTATTATTATCCATGACAGCATTACAGGAACTAATTACCTACATGGAGGAGAATTTCTACCTGACCGATGAGAGCAGAGAGAAGTTTGGTGAGGCCATTAAAAAGGACAAACAGCAAATCATTGAGGCATTCAATTCAGGGCAGGCTAAGGAGGCCTCTGAGTGCTTCTGGACTAAGGGAAATTATTATTACGAAAATAAATATGGGCAGCATACTGACAGCGATATATGATGACATGATGGAGCAGCGTGAGCAACAACTTCAGGCAGTAGATCATCCAGCCCACTATGGTGGAGCAGAGAACACCTATGAGGCAATCAAGGTCATTGAGGCTTGGGAGCTTGGCTTTAACCTGGGCAATGTGGTCAAGTACATCAGCAGAGCAGGCAAGAAGGGCAGCAGGATTGATGACCTAAAAAAGGCTCAGTGGTATTTGACAAGGGAGATTGAGAAGCTGCCCAAATTCTAAGGGCATAAACACATCGTTGATTGCAGCGAGGTGTTACCTATTGGTATAATACCTAGCAGTACTAATTGCTGATAACGTTAGGGTATTGCCGAAGGTGGGGCATTAAACCACCAAAGTTAATTAAAGCACAAAATATGAATATAGATACAAAAGTTTATAGAAAGCACGAAACCCCCACTTTTGGCAATACCTTGTTAGGTGCAGTGCCTTTGGTGTCGGAAGTGTATTTAATGGATAACATCGAATTGATGAAACATTACCCTGATAAATACTTCGACTTGGCTGTGGTTGACCCGCCTTATGGAATTGGTGAGGATGGTGCAAGTAATCACAGCAGGGGCAAGTTTGCAAAGCCAACATTATACACGCCTAAAAACTGGGATAAAGAACCACCACCACTTGAATACTTCTATGAACTATTTAGAGTGTCAAAAAATCAAATTGTATGGGGTGCAAATCACTTTATTAGCCGAATGCCTTATGATAGTAGCTGTTGGATAATTTGGGATAAAGAGAATGGCGAAAATGATTTTGCTGATTGCGAAATGGCTTGGGCTTCTTTTGGTACTGCAGTAAGGCGTTTTAAATTTCGCTGGGCTGGAATGCTTCAAGGCAATATGAAAGACAAAGAAATAAGAATGCACCCAACTCAAAAGCCTGTGGCATTATATGACTTTATTTATTCAAGATATGCAACTGAAGGAATGAAAGTTTTAGATACTCATTTAGGTAGTGGTTCAAGTCGTATAAGTGCCAATAAAAACAAATTAAACTTTGTCGGCTGTGAAATTGATGAGGAATATTTTAATAAACAAAATAAAAGATATGAGGAATTTGTCAGTCAGGCTCGTTTATGGTAGGCGGTCTGCTGGCATTGCACCTAACTATACTATTGCCGCAATATTGCGTCATATATTGTCGCAAATATTGGCAACTTTTGCGACATATTTCCGACATATCCCCGACAGAATTGTACGGCAACTATCTGGAAATGCCGGATAGTTCTGCAATCATATTCCTGACATCAGGAAAATGATAAGCCAATTCCATCACATTCGATGGATTAAGGCCTGACAAATCCTTGCTGTATCAGGCCAGCATTATCGCAATTAAAGCACAGGCCTTCACCTCTAAGATTTAATTGTCTCGCCCAAATAGCCAAGCTCTGCTGATAGCCATCTAAGAAGGTAGCCATAGCTCGCTCGGTAAACTCACGATTGCCTTGGCTAAAGTAGTTGGCTCTGGGTGAGGCTACCTTCTGCCAAAGTATCTGATAGCACAGCAGATTTGCCCAGGCATCAACTAAGAACTCTCTCTGTTGGCAGATGAATGAATCAAGTGAGCAGACTAGCTGAGCATCTATGTATATTCCTGATTGGCTACTGTCTTGACTCCATGAGTCACCGAACCCATAGCCAAGCGGAGCTGTTACAGGGAAGATGCTCCAGCCATTGCGCCAGAGATAAGTGAAGCGAGTGGCGCACTCAATGTCCATCTGATTCCAGCCCCAATCGGTGAACATGCCTGTTGTGGTGGGAAGGAATGTGCAATCAACTGCCACCATGATGTTAATCTTATCAAAGTCAGAGTAGAACTCCGCATTGATAGGCACATAGTTCATGCCCTCAACCAGGTCGGCAGTGCCTTGGTCTAATATCTTGCCATCCTGAGTCTGAAACACATACCAAGGAATGCCAGCAACAGCAGGCCCAGCATTATAGATGTAGATTTGCTTAACTCTCAAGGCTAGATACTTGCTGCCCTGAATGCTCACAAATGCTCCTTTCAGGATAGCCTCCTCCGGCACAACTTGCACCTGTTGCCATTGCTGCACGAATTGCTTGCGAGTCTGGAATAGCACTTGATCTAGCTGAGCCTCTGCTGAAGTGAACAGTGCAGCTTGCACATCACGCTTCATCCTGACATAGCTGACCGATTGTGCAGAGTTCCACATGCCCACATAAGAGGCCTGCTCAGGAGTGGCAATCTTATCGAGCAGCTCCGAACTCATGCCCGGATAATCGTTGATGTAGAGGCCAGACAGAGGAGCATCAGCAGTGCATCCTTTAAGTCCGATGTAGTCTTGCAAGCAATTCATAGTCACAAAAATAGTTAATTATCATGACTGCCGATGTTAGGGGCAGTAATGCGGAAAATCTTATTAGTCAGGGCAACCCATGCAGAAAGCACTTGCCCCAGAATGAACATCAGAACTGAATCTGATGGCTCTACTTTCTCAATCTTATAGAGCCAACCGACTCCAGCAAGCAAGCCAACAAGCACAACAGAGGTGCAGGTGTAGGCATAGACTTGCATGCGCTTACTGAATAGTGCATGACTCACATGCCTGGGAACAGGCCTTTCAGAAGCCCCCCGACGAATCTGCCCCTCCGTTCCGCCCTCTCCTGCTTGTGATTTTTCGCCTGGTTGCATGAGTCGAGGTACACAATTGATTTTGCAAGTGCTTTATTCTGCGCTCTAAGGCTATCAATCGAGCATTCAACATTGATGAGTCTTCCGGTTGAGTGCAACACCCAGGTATCATTCTCATCAATATGCTTTTCCAACTTGCTATGCTCAACTCTGGCTGTGTAAATGTCTCCGCCAATATAGAGAATGAACAGGCAGAATAGAATGAATGTGTCCTTATTTATTTCCATAACAACAGCTTTTTTAATTGCAGAAATAATTTAGCGTAACCAGACATTGGCACTAGCTCACCGAGTTCATTATGCCACAGCACTTTCTCCTGATAGCCCTTGTGGATGTCCAGAATCATCCGGTAAATGCGATAGATAAGGATGAGCGACCATCCGTGATGGTATAGCCATTCCTCTCCGGGATTATAGAAGTGTGGTTCTGGGTTAGCCAATTTAGTCAGTATGATTGCTCCATAGGCAGGAGTATCATAAACGAATTTAACCAGCTCCTCCCTTAGTTCGTGAGTCATTCTTAGTATGTCCAGATCACCTGGTCAGGCTTATTAGGGTCGCAATCACAGTGGATGAATCCTGATGCTATCCCAATGCGAGTGAAGCCTGCCTTCAGCAGAGCATTCACAATGTTAAACTTGTGTGTGCCGGAGGTAGCTGCAATATCAGCTGCCCATCCCTGAACATGACTACTATCAGCCACTCCTCCTACCTTCTTGTTATGAGCCTCTGTGCGATAGCCTGAGTTCACCTTAAATGGCACTCCGGCAATGCTGCGAGCATTGTCTAGCATTTGCAGGAACTTGGACTGCATCTTAACCCCTGACCCAGGAGAATCAGGTGAGTCAAACTCTGTAATCTTAAAGTGCTTGAGTGGCTTAATCACAAGGTAAAGTTACTTAATGCGAGTGAATTTTTTGGCTCCACTTTTTACAGACTTTTTGCCAACGCAGCCCCAAGCCTTACGGCTTAAGTCATTAGCACAAGGCGGCTTTGCGCATTTCTTAATCCCTGCTGAACGAGCGCAGTAAGAATCTCCCTTGGCTGTGCCAGGAGCAATGGAGTAGCCCTTTGCGCCAAACTTTACGGTCTTGCCTCCGACCTTAGTCTTAAATTTCTTCTCAGCCATTTTACACTTTATTAAGTAATCATTTTACATTATCTGCCCTGCCCTCTGTACTTTTTTGCTTTGCCTCCTTTTGGCTTTCTGCTTTTACTATGCTTGCCTTCTCTTCGCTTACCGAAGCTGATTTTAATTGATGATTCCTTTGATGCCTTTTTCATAGCGTAAATATCCTACTTTATGAGTTACTTTTGTAATCCCTTATGAGCGTTGAAGATAACATTCACATCACGAGAAATGGGTCTGCTGCTGGTGCTTGCCAATGGCAGGCACTTCCTGAAGGATCAGGCAAATCCTAATCGGCCACAGAAGCAATGGGGCAATGACAGGGAGACTATTGACATGCTCGGTGTCATGGGTGAGTATGCAGTAAGTAAGGCTTTAAAAATTCCAATGGATATGTCTTGTGGCCTAGAAGGTGACGGAGGCACTGACCTGATGATGGATGAGTATAATATCCAAGTCAAGACAACCAAGTATAAGACCGGCAGGTTAGTCTTTAATATGAATGACAAGCTCGATGCTCACATCTACATCCTATGCTGGGCAATGGAAGGAGCAGCAGAGGTTATCATTCAGGGGTACATCAGAAGGCAGAGCATGGATGATGTCATGAGTGAGCAAAACCTAGGCTATGGCCTGCGTAAGGTCATTGAGCAGAAGCACCTCAAGCCCATCTCCCTACTTCTCGCTTATAGGGAGAAAAGGTAGGGTGGTGAAGTAGGGTGAAAGTGTGACAAAATGGAACGGGTTACAAATTGTAACCAGTTGCCTACAAATTGAAGTCATCTGATGCCAGTCCTGCCCTTCTCCTTAGCAGCATCATACTGCTCTTTGGACACAGGCCACAACTGATGGCGGCAATTGTAGCCGCCTCGGTAAATAAAGATTGTGCTGCTGTTAGTTCCTGCCATCCTTCCTTGCCAGCCTTTGAGATTGGGCCATGCCTTTACCTCATCGGTAGTGAAGTATCTGCCTGCTCTTGATACGCAGAATGGCCTTGAGTCTGCAATCAGTGTGCCTTGGTAATAATAATACTCTACATCCAAGTCCTCAGCAATAGTCTGAATGTACTCGGCATTGAATGTCATCACTGAATCATTGGTTGTCTGCTTAATGTAGCGGTTAAGGAATGGCGCATCTTGTGGGCTTCCTTCAATAAACTTGCGCAATGTCTTGTTAAGCTCCGAGCGTGAGCCAACGCCTGCGATGTTGTCCTTGAGTACCTCCTGAATTGCTGTGCCAAAGTTCTCACGAATGCCTGCACCTAGTAGCGCATCCTTTGTAGTGGCTATGTTAGCCTCAAGGATTGCCTCATAGAGTGCCTTCTTTGGTTTGAAATCACCTATGGCAATCGTAATGTACTCATTGCTAAGTTCAGCCAGCATCTCAAAACCCTTAATGACCTCAGCAACCTGAAGCTGATATGGAGCATTCGTAATGATGGTGTTGGCAATGTCCTTCTTGAGTTTTATCAGTTCCTTGAGTGACTTTGCCCTGTCCTTAGGGTCTAAGGATAAATCAGAGGCCAAGTCAATCACCTGGTCAGATAGCTTGGCAAACACTCTCGGCAATGCCTCATCCATCCGGCTCTCTATTGCCAGCTGTAATTCCTGAATCTGCTTGATTAACTCAGTAGGTGTTGCCATTTATAGGCCTTCAGGCATTATTGGCACTAATCCAATCCTAATCTGAGCCTGCTTCTCAGCAGCCATTGTATAGAGTTCTGCCCTCTGCACATTGAATGGTTTATCATACCATGTCGCATCCTCTTCCACTTTCTGAGTGATAAATCCTGCGAGGTTGGCACTTAGGATGTAGTCTAATTGTGAGCAGCCATTGCTTGCCAACAGCACTGTCTTTTCATCTGTGCTTTTGAATGGCAAAGGATCAAGACTACTCAAGAGCTTAAGGTATGTCTTCTGGATGCTATTCTCGCCATAGAGCTTCTCAACATAATCCATTTCAATCCCTGATGTAATCAATGGATTGAATTTGCTTTCAACTGCCTTTTTGAGCTGCTCAGCTACCATGTCAGAGGTTAGAACATCGTAGTCGGTAGGTACAGTGATTTGAGGAAGTGCTGCCTGTATCTTATCGCTGTCCATCAAGGAAGATGCAAAAAGTGCATTATACCTCTGGAGCATGATGTAGAAACAGACCTTGCGATACACTTGAGCCAGGTGAACGGTCACCGAGAAGCAGAAGGTGTTTAGCTCCTTCCGGTCATACTCCTTTGCTATCCCTGACTGAGCTGCTGGGATTTGGCCGAGCAACTCAAGGCCAATGGCTTTGAATCCCTGAAACTCCTTCTGAAGGATGTCCTCCTGGAATAGCTTAACTGTCTCCACAGGCCTCTCAATATAGCCTGCCGGAGGCACTGGCGGCACAAGGGGATTTGGATTAACAGCACTCACCCGGTCGATATTGATTTCCATCAGGCCGAAAGGTGATGAACTTGCCCTGCCTGAGCCTGAGCAATCGTTGCAGCTCACTCGCTCATCTTTTCTGTTTGTCCTTATCCCTGTGCCATTGCAGGTCTTACATGGAGACATCTTCAATGCCCACTTCTGGGGAAGTGCATGCATTGCCCAAAGTATATTCAGGTCATCAGTCCTGAATAGCACTTCATTCCATGAGGGCAGACAAGGGGCTAGGACTGAGTCATAGACTAGCTTTCCATCTTCCTCTTCATAGATGATGTTGCCTACTTTACATGCTGGCAGGTAGTTAAATTGGTAAGGCAGAATAAATACCTGAAAGGGCTGGTCATAGGTGTATTGATTGACCTGCCTGAAGAGCATTAGGCCTTCTGTGGTGATGCAGAGGAACTGATCCCACTTCTTGCGATTCATGTCCACATAGTCCTCTACCTTAGTTATTACGAAGCTCTCATCCTCCCAGATTAGGTCTTCGCTCTCTATTATCTGAGGGTAAGGCCTTGACCAATCTAGCGTAGTTACTGCTGATGGGTCTTTAATAAATTCCTCAAAGTCAGGTACTGTAATTACAACGGCATTACTGTCTTTCAGATAGGTCTTGAGAAACACATTGAAAAGCCATGTCTCAAGACTGCCAGTCTTAGGTAGTTCCTCGGTGACATAGTGCTTCAAAGTGTTATTCTGAAGGCCAATGCGCTCGGCTATGCCTGTCTTTTGGAAGTCAGACTCAAAGGTTATTTTAAAGTCATCAGCCTGCTGAATCTTTTGCAGGAAAGTGTAAACTCTGCCTGTGGCAGTTGTGGTAGGTGCTTGCCACCGCTTCTTGCGGTAGTCTTTCATCCATGGCTCTTCCGATGGATGTTGGCTATTGAGGAGTCTTTCGGGATACTCATTCTCGAAATGATACTCAAGCTCTTCAGCTTTTTCTCTGGCCTCCTCAATATAGTCGTGCCTGCCCTCACGGATTTTCCGGTCTAGCAATTTCGATAGTAGTACCCCGATTAACTCTTCCATGTTAGCTTTTTAGATTAAGCTCCGCAATCTACATTAAGTGTAATAGTCTCCTGACCGAAGACACAGCCATATTCATTTGTCACAGTTACTGTGAAGATGTATGTGCCAATATCACCGACAGGATTCCAAGTCAGATCACCAGTCTCGGCATCAATCACAAGTCCAATCTCAGTGATGTCATCGCTGCCACTCTGCTCTTCAATTGACCAAACCTGCTCAGGCGCACCAGAGATTGCGCCAATGTTCAGAACCCCTGTAAAGGTGACAGTCTGCGGATCTGTGCAAGCACTTGTTATGGTGTTGCCAACATAGGTGCTGCCTGAACTTCCGGTAAAGCTGATGATGTAATACAGCCCCTCAAGGAAGGTGTCTGTGTCAAACTCATAAGGCAGAGCATTAACCTTACTCACCCAGTTCACAACTACCTCTGCTTGCTGATAGGTGTTAAGGTCAGCAGTGATGATTGGGTCACCAATAACTGTTACATAAAGACCTGAGGCATCCCAGATGCGATTTGGTGTGAAGTAGTAGAAATCGAAGTTCTGAGCTGAACCAAGGATGTCATTGTAGAATTGCACATTCGACTGCACAACTCCCTGCATGTCCTGATAGGTCAGTGTGTGAGTCTTGGCAAGTGCCTTGGTATTCTGCATACCACGGCCAGCAGTTGTGGCTGTCTCAGGCTTTGGCTTCTCTCCTGATGTGTTAAACACTAGGTAAGCCTCACCATTCAGGTAGCGGTCATAGAGAGCAGCAATCCAAAGGTCAGCAGTTGATTTGTCTAGTGGAGTTAAGGCGGCAGACTTGCGCACATAGGCCACAGCGACAATCTTATTCTGGAACTCTGGGTCGCAGAGAAAGTTTTGATAGCACCCTACATCGGGGCATGTTAGTGAGAAAATTGACATTGTTGTTAGCAGTTTAAACAGCTTGAGTTCTTGGGCTGGAAGCCCTGAAGGAGTGCCTGAAACTTCATTTGTGATAAAGTCTCAAAAGAGCTTTGTGTGGTGAAGTCCTGAATGGTGGCTACTTCAATATCCCCTTTCACAAAGATTGGTTTTCCTGACCAGATTAAGTATGGATGCCGGGTGGCATCGGTCATCGCTAACTGTGTCTTTAAATCAAAGAAATCCGTATGCAAATCTAACGATAAGTCTTGTTTATTCTGTGGCCGCCTATGGACACCATTGCTCTGCCTGTATAGGTTCTCCTCAATGATTGGCTTCTCGCCTCCACCATTAAGGCCTATCCTAACTTTCTGCTTCCAGTTGTCAAAGTATTCAAAGCCCTGCGCCATTGTGTTGTTATCAGACCAGAACTCCAGCATGGTGCTGAAGCAGTCAGAGGCATCAATGTTGATGATGTTGCTCAGGGAGTAGAGTGAGTAGGCATTGAGATCAACTACCTCGCAGGAGCAGCTCTGAGTGGCTGTTGAAAAGCGAGTGTCAATTACGCTTTCATCCACATTCATGATGTTGTTATACATTGAATACTCAATGTTGCAATCTACCGTTACTGTCCAGCTCCAAGCTAAGATGTCCTCCTCTTCATCGTAGGTGCAGACCATGCCTGGGATTGTGTTGCTGAAGTCAATGATGGCGGTCAGTGTTAATCCACCAGGAGGCGGTGTGGTGTTAGGAATTTGAATCAGGTGTGTCTGTGAATAATTAACCCCATCGTATAGGCTGAATCCGTAGTACTTGAGTGGGTAATTCTCATTGATTTGGTCGATGTAGGCATCAATCCCATCATCTAAAAAGTAGGTGAATGTCAGCTCGCAGGTTGTGCCTCCTCCTGTCTCTTGAGCATTGTATAGGCCCATGCGGTAGCAGCCTGCCTTCACTGCCGGAATGGTGACACTTGCCTGCATCTGGGTAGGGGCGCAGCATAACTCCTGAATGTAAGAGCTATAAAACTCAACCTCATCAATTATTGACTTAGTCTGGATGGTTGGATAGTCAGCTGACTGATAGTTGCAGAAGTTAAGCTGCACTCGCTCAACTCCGCCTACTACTACTATTTCACCGCTGACCTCTAAGCCAACGGGCCAAGTGAGCGCAGCAACAGCATCAATGAACACCTGCTTATCATAGACAGTCACAGTGCCTGCCGGAAGTGTCGCAGCAATTACACCAAGCTGCGCACTGATTTCAGTGGCTGCTCCTGTGCCGGTGTAGTTTGTAGTGGCATTCGAAAAGAAGAACTGAAGCGGAGCAGGCCCAACTAAGATGTCAATAAATGAATCCCAGTCATCATAGGCTGGCAACTCTCCATCTGTTGTGATGTAGGGCAGCACTAGGCTCATGCAGCAATTCCTGCTTGCCTCGCCTATCTTTTGAATAAACTGCCCATCCTGTTGGAATAGGCCAACATCAACTGAATTAATGCCTGTCAGGTTGCCCTCTACTACATTAAACTGATACTGATCTCCAGGCTTGGCAGGCATAGCATAGAACTCAGTAGACACATAGCATCCTGAAGTAAAATCTACAAACTCAAAGTCGAATGTGTCATCATTGTATATCCATCTGCCAGCTTGCAGAGGCTCATAAGGTAAGGCTGCTGTCTCAGTGTAGCCGGTGAGGAAGTTGTACGGACTATTGCCGTACACATCAGAGACAAACCTTTGCCAAAGCCAAGTTCCATCAAGCCTGCCTACTAGGATGAACTTCCTTCTGGTGGCATCAACGAAGTTAATCTGAACTCGATCATAAGTGGTAAAGCTCGGATGAGCAATAGACTTTGTCCATCCCTCCGGCATTGTGTACTTATTGTACTCTGCTAGGATTGATGTTGTGTAATCAGGGTCAGCAAGTGAGGCGGCAATGATGCGCTCCATGATGCTGATAATATAACTGTCATCGCCATTAAGTTGAGGCAGTTCGAATGTGCGCCTATTCTCATAAGGCAGGTTAGGAACTGGTTGCCTGTCTGGATTGCCATTGCCATCCAGAAACCAATTGTCTCCCCTGGCTAATCCAGATGTGGCTACATTGCTTATAGGGTTGAATGAGTAAGTGATTGGGAAGATTGCAGAGCCATTGATGTTTACGATGTCCAATGCCTCACTCACCTTCAGCTCCTCGTTAATCAGAGGCTCGGCAAATGAACCTGAGTAAGCACCAGGAGTGAATGCTGTAAGTGTTGCGGAGGCAATTACATTCGTTGTGGCATTATACTGCCCAGTTATCAGCAATTGCTGCGTGTTGTCATTCACATAGAGGCTGTTGTCTCTGATGTAGATGTAGTAGTCCATGAATGGAGGATCGGGCGCAGTTGTAAATACTATCTCAAAGTTGCCAAAATATGGCAACTCATTATAGCCATGCACAAGCTGCTTAACGCTTTGCCTTAATTGGCTAATTGATGTAGTGCCAATGGTTACCCATGTAGGCAGCAGAGTGGTTATCTGCCCCTGAATTTCATTCAGTAAGTCAGAGACTATCTGGTTATCTGGATAGAACCCGGCATTCCACCCTTGCTTAAACCTGTAAAACGGATTAGGATTGCCCATTAGAAAGTATTGAATTTGCCTTCACTATCTGCCCAAGTGATTTTAGAAGTAATCAAATCCTGAATAATAATTGGCTCATCAATCATTGCCATGTAGAAGTCATACTCACCAATTGAATCGGTTGATCCACATTCCACAATCTGTCCGGCAGTATTTACGCAGACATCATTATTGGCAAGTAAGGTGATGTACTTGGCATCATTACTAATTGGCAATTCAAGGTCATTCAGGAATGCCCAGATTCGATATTTTAGTTTGATGTAAAATCCAAAGTTGGCATCGGATTCAATCTCTAATCCTGCCCAACTTACCCATCTCTCCATCTCAGTTACAACTGGATGATTTGAGATTTTGTAAAGTGTGTATCCGTTATATTGTTGTGTATTCATAATCTTAAACTTGCCTGCCTAATTTAGTTTGGAATGCTTGCACAATTGTATAGAATTGTTTAATCTCTATGTCATTTAAACCATCGCCTATTGTAGCAAATGAACATCTTCTTGCTGAAAAATTAACTCTAATTCCGCTCGTTGCATTATTTAATGCTCCTATGGACACATTTGCATTTGGCATAAATGTTACACCATAAACAGAAGCAGCGGCTCTTAAAACTCCATTTCTCCATATAGTTCTATTAGAAGCAGTATTTCCATTTTGATTGCCAAGAAAAAACCCAAGTGAACTCAATGATGTTGTCCTTGCTCTAACTCCTGCTACATTTGCATCCACACCCCACAAAAAATCTGCTAAATTGGTAAGTCGGCAAAATAAAAAACAACATTGGTTATTAGTAGCACCCGTTGCGCTGCCAATATCTATGCCATTACCACTATTTAATTCAACAGGACTATAAAAACTTAAATGACCACTTGTAAGAGTTAAATTTACTGAAGGACTAAAAAATGTATTAGCCCAACTTGTTGTACCATTAGGAGTCATTCCGGCTAAACTATGTGTCCAACCGCCTCCATTAAATACTAACCGATATGCAGCATCAGCATCTCTTGGGTCTTTAAGATTATACTTGTGCGTTGCTGCCGTTGACCCCATTACTGGATAAATAGCCTTAATTTTATCCCAGACTCCAGTTGCAACCAACCCTAAAACCAAATTATTAACTGCATCAATTTCTGTAAGGCTCATAGCATAGTTACCCCCAGTTGGAGACTGCATTATGCCTACATATTCCATAACATTTGGATGCAATGGTTGTGGCAATAGAGGTTGGGATGTGCTTCCAACTACTCTTGTTGCTCCATCGTATATTGTTGTTAATGGCATTAGTTCAAATATGTTGCAGTTAGAATTGATGCAGTAATAGAATTGTCAGGGTCTGCGTTTACCCAATCTGCTTGCAAATCAATTGCAAGTGTTCCTGTAGTGTTGATTGATGCAGATGTACTGCTTACCTGAAAAAAGTTATTTAAATTAGTTCCACTATGATTTAACCTTCCCAAACCAATAAACTGAAGTGTCCCAGATGCTCCTGCGGTTCTGCAAGTCAATGTAAACTCTGCATCATAATAAACGGTTGTCAAACTTCCAGTGTGGGTAAATGTTATTGTTCCAACTGCTACACCACCAATGGTCAATTTTAAAGCACAAGTCTCAGAACCTATATCTTGATTATAAGTTCCCGATACAAACACCTTAATTGTCTTACCTACTCCAAAGAAATTAGCAGGGAGTGTTGTTACTCCGGTAACTGTTCCGATTAAGGTAGTTGAAGTTCCAGTATTGGCAACAGTAACTGTTGATGTCTGAGCAAATATTCCTAAAGCAGTAAGGTCTGCCGACTTAGTTAAACTGCCACTCGTATCGGAGATAACAACTCCAAATGCAGAACCAACTGCTAAATCTGGATTTCTATCAAGTGTCAGAATCTTAGTATAAGCACTATCCTTACGCATTGTAAGGCTTGTGTTGCTACTTGTGGTATCACACCAGATTGATCCATTGGTTGTGCCTGATGGTGTAACTCCAGATGAAGGCGCAAGGATTACTGATGGATTGGCAGCAACAGGAGCAGCAAGGTCAAGTCTGGCCGCAGGAGAGGCAACCCCAATGCCTAACCTGTCATTGGTAGTGTCATAGTTTAGATTACTATCCTGATTTAGTACCTGATTAGCACCTGATGTAGTTGTGAGCAATAACCTTCCGGCAGTTGCACCACTTATAATTGTTGTGCCTAATGCTAAACTTCCCGAAGATCCTGGATAAATTGGAATATTTAATACCCCGGCAGACAAGGTTGCTGCACCACTTGTTCCTGTGGTTGTAAGAGAAATTTCCTCAACTGCCCCAGTCGATGCAGTTGTTCTTCCAAGTAATCTGGAGGTTGCCATTGTAAGGCCAGAACCAGTTACTGCTCCAGGCGCAACAAAATCAGTTCCGGCAGTAGCATTAGTGATACTTGTTGCACCACTAAATTTAGCCATTTGATTATTAGTTGGAGAGCCAGTAGTTGTAACCGTGCCAGTACCACTTGGAGTTGCCCATTGGTTATCACCTCTTAAGAATGTAGTTGCAGATGGTGTGCCTGTTGCCGATAACATTGGAATATCAACTGCTCCATTTGCAATTGTAGCAGCAACAGAACCAGGGCCAGAGGCAGTTACATCACCAGTAAGGGCAGTAATGCCTCCTCCTGTTCCACTTGATGCAGTTGTAACTCTTCCGGTAGCATCTACCTGAATGTTAGCATTAGTATATGTTCCTGCCGGACTTGGAGATAATGATTTTAGGTTTATCACTCCAGATGCTGCCTGAAAGTCTGTGGTGGCAAATGTTGCCGCACCTTTGGTAACCCCATCGGCAGCAGCATCCTGAATCCCAATTGTGCCTGTTGCGGTAATTGGGCCTCCGGTTAATGGTGATGATGTGGCAACACTTGTAACAGTTCCAGTTCCACCAGTATATTGAGGAATGTTAAGTGTTGCCCCAGTTAATGTTGCAGGGCCACTTGATCCAGATGTGGTCAATGTCAATCCATCCTGCTTTCCATTGAATGTTGTCCAATCTGCGCTATCCAGGAAGCCATCTGTTGAGCCATTAGCTTGAGGAATGCTAATATCAGGAGCATTGCCCGGTGTTGCACTCAATGGTGCAGATGCAGTTACGGCAGTAACTGTACCAACAGGCAATCCTGTACCGGGAAAGTAGCCTATGAGCCTCCATGCTCCTGAACCCTCAGAGATGAGCATTACACAATCTCCTGCGGCAGTGACTATGTTAGCCGCACCAGGGATTATCAGTGTTGTGGCATTATAGACAATTGTTACCGGTATGTCAAAGCACAGCACAAAGCGTGACCCGGCAGGCAATGTGCCAAAGGATGTTATGCTAATTGAGCCTGAGCCTGTAACATGGACAAAGTTGCCTCCGGCTAGTGCTAGGTTGGTTGTGCCTGATGTGGCAGTGATGGCACTGCCTCGGCACTCGTAAAAGGCATTCTGAAATTCACTTGTGTCCTTCTGAGTCACAAATGATTCAATGCCATTGGTTATCCAATCTCTTAGGTCAGCAGGAGTGATGAGCTGACTGGTGTTGTCGGGGAAGAACCCTAATGAATCTGTACTTAGTTGCGCTCTGGTTCTATTCGCCATTGTCGAAGCCTGTGCTGAATCCGTCTGTAAATGCTCCTCCTATGCCTGATGCAGTTGCTGCCATCAGTAGGCTGAACTTAGTTGTACCACCGGAAGCATCTTCTGGCTGATTGGTGGCCTCGGTTATGAACCCTTGCACATCCAGACTGCCTGAAGTGAGCCTAACTTTCCGATACTGCTCATCTTGGCTCAAAGTTAAGAAATCGCAGAGACTTTGAGGGTAGCTAAACTCAATGCCAATCGGCTTGAATAGATACTCCTTATAGGCCGTGTTGAGGATGTCGGCATAGATGTCTGAGTTCTCAGCTATCTGTCCATTGATTATCTCAATGCAGGCCTCCTTCTCTTCATCTCCGTTAATTGTACTTGAATAGGAAGTCTGATATTGCCCTACCTGATATCGCAGCCTTGGGTTTGTTGTTCCATATGTGTGCATGCCTAGCACCTTCCACCACCGGCAGGCAATACGAGCTGGAGTATGGTAGATGTTGTATAGCGCATTGATTGGAGAATTGCTGGCAGTTATGCGGTCAGAACTCATAGATACAGTACCAGCAGGCAAAGCAACAAGACCACTTTCATCAGGAATCGCATATTCAGAATCCTCAATATTCTCAATGTTAAGTTCAAATCTATTCAGCCAAATGATAAATAGGTTGTAATCATTAGGCCTGTCTGAAGATGATGAATCATCCCTAAAAAATTGCAATCGCCTACTAAACTCAATTGCATAACCTTCAGCAATAATCTCACTTCTAAGGTCTAGCTTTTGAGTGTTGTTCTCATTCAATGCCTTATTCCCAACAAAGTAACTTCTGCTAGTATGTATGGCAAAAGTTCCGGACTGAGCAATATTTTTCCAGTTATCATTAAAGCCAACTAATATATTATTGGCTAATAGTTCAGGCTTAGCCATCTGCATAACCTCGCCAATATTATCAAATGTCTGGCTGATGCTATCCTGGTAGAAGTACTCCCTCGGCTCTACTCTTATGTTCCATTCTGTTCCAGTCCATTCAAATGCCCAGCCGAGGCAGAATATTTTGTCAAGGTTGTCAAATAAGTCTTTCCAGGATAACTCAATCGCAAATTGATTAGAAGCATTCTCATCATTGGGGCATCCGTAAAATATATCATCAATTGTAGGTGCATTCCTGATTCTTACACCATTAGTTATTGCATTGTTCCAATAACATCCATCGTTAGCCTCTGAGAAAGCATCAGATAGTAACTTATTATTAGCTCCGGTGAGCTTGTAAATTGTTCTGTTTAATATATTCTCAATTTTTAGAACCTCTGCAAAGCTGGCAAACTCTCCTGAGCTAATCTCGCTCAGCGTAACACATACATTCTCAATGAACAGTTCAAAAAAGTAAGGGCCGCCAAAAAAAACACCTCCAATTGGGTCTTCCCTTTTCATCGTTCCGCCTACTCCCCACCATGCTGATAGTATTAACTTCCAATCTGGAGGCACAGGAATAGAGAACTGATTGTTTAAATTAAATAATGAAAGAAGTGTTGATTGGGTAATAACCTCGCTACTGCCAATGGTGTAGAATGTTTGCGCCCCAGCAGGGCTTTGAAGAATCACAAAAAAATCAGCATTTGCGCTTTCAGATGTAATAGAAACTGTGCTAAATTGTTGCTCTCCAGAAACAGTTGCCTGAATATTTATTGTCCTTGTCTGGGTGCTGTTATTCTTAAAAATAACATTATTATCACCCCAATTTGATCCTTGTGTGTCAAAGGTTGAGCCAAAATTATTTTTAAAATCACTATTGCGCCAATAGCAGGGAATAATTTTAGCATATTTAGGATAAACCCAATCCCAAGGAGCTACAACATCATTTGTGTCATATTCAAGACCTAATATTGCGGTTGATAAATTGCCACCTTGTGCAGTAATATAAGTGTCCTGTTTATGTAGCCTAATGAAGTCAGGCGAAAGTGGATCAATAGCATTACCATCTAAATCAAATGGAGTAGTAATATCAATTTCCACATCCTGCCGAGCCTTGAATTGCTCACGGAAATTGTCATCAATAATGCCTACCGTTACCTCCCAGCTATCAGTGTCACAGACATTATGCTCTTGGTAGATGCTGAGGTTAAGCATGCCTTCGAACTCAAAGTTCTGCCCAGAGTAGCCAACATCCGAGGTAATCTTAATTGCTATCTCAGCATTGATAAAGTAGAGGTCATAGAGGTCTTTGATGAGCCTTGCGCCCTTGCCATAGAAGCGCACCTCAGTGCTGAATGGTTGGTCAATGCCATGACTCTCCATGCGGAGAGCAGTGAACTCAATCGCATCCCAGCCTATTGGCTCTTCAACCTCATCGTTGTTTAAGTAAAATCTCCAGCCTGCCATGTTGCAAAGGTAAAAAGAAAATGCCCCTGCATGGCAGAGGCACTTTACACCTGTTTCTAATCTAAACCAATAGTCCTAAGATGAGTTTCTGAATCTGTTGTTGAGTATTTTAGTTGTGCGCCTAGGCGTTCTGATGAACTTCTCAAAGCCACGCTCATCCATGTTGAGCTGAGTGATGGGCAATGACTTTAGGATGCTGCTTAGTTCATCCAACTTGCCTACCACCGGAGAAGATCCTGAGCTGCTCTTGTTGGCATAATGTCCTGCCAGGAATAGCTCCTGCCTGCTCAGGGCATGGTTAGGAATAACCTGCGAGCCTTTGGGCAGATCAACCAGAGTGGCAGTGGCAGGAGTGAAGTAAACTTTGCCCGATTCAGTCACAACTTTCTCAACTCCTCGCTCACCGACTATTGCTCGGCCTCCTTCAAATGGCTTGCCTTTTGTACCCTCTGCGAACTCAGGCACAGGCTGGGCAGCAATAAAGCCAATCTGCACAGCTTGATTAGCCAAGGTAAGCGCAGCAAGTGGCAATGTCACCGGATTTGATGCCCATTTAGCAACTATGGAGGCAGTCTCAAATATAACTCTGGCAATAGCAGCAGCCTGCTCTGCTTTCCATGCCTTTGTCTTTAGCTCACGCTCCTTCTGTGCCTTACGCTGATTGATTTCATCAATCTTCTGCTGATTCCCATCTGCCAGCCTGATTTCCTCATCTGCTCGCTTATTTAACAATGAAATCTCTCTGTCAATATTGGCTGTGTAGAGATTGGTAAAGCCATTGGTAAGAGTTGCGGCTAATTCAATAGTTGCCTGAATCCTTCTTTGCTTTTCATCCTCAGCCTCCTTGCGCTTTTTAGCCTCATCATCCAGACCTTGCTCGTAGGCTTTCTGCCACTTCTTCATCTCTGCCAGCCTCTTATCATAGAGGTTTTTATCCTCCTCTAGAATCTTGACATTGGCCTCCTTTCGAATTATTAACTGCCTGTTTGCACCAGTCTCAAATTCCTTTGTTGCTACCTGAACCTGAAGTTTAGTGACATCAAGCTCCTCCTTGACAAACAAAGCACCGTATCTGCGTTGGAGGTTTAGTTTAGCCTCTAGGAATGCCTTTTCAGCTCCAAGTCTGGCAAGTGGATCATTGCGAAGTTCACCTTCCAGAATGCGCATCTGCTTGAGCAGCTCAAGAATATTAAGCCTCTGCTCATACTCAGCCTTTAATACTTTTGGGTCAATCGGCTGAGGTAATGTTGGCGCATTGGCAACTACTCCAACAATCTTAGTGTATTGCTCCTCCATTGCCTGAAGTATCTTTAACTCATTCTCCTGCTTGGTGAGGTTCATCTGAAGCCTGCTGTTCATTGTGCCAGCAGCAGCAATGCGAGCCTCAGATACTTTCTGCATCTGCGCATCAATCCTTGCCTCAAATGTCAATAGCTGATTTCTGGCAATCTGCCTTCTGATGCCTTCCAGATTGGCAGCAGTAATTCTGATTTGATTCTGCTGGTCTAATTTAATGGTCTCTTTGGTAAGCTCAGTCTCAATGCGCTTCTGAGCCACTGCCTCGGCATTGAACTTAGCCTGCCTTTCTGCTGCCGTTGTTCCTCCTGCTTTGGAAAGCTCGGTGGCTATGCCTGCGGCTAAGTCATAAGCACCTTTCAGGAATGGATTTAGCTTATTACCTATGGCAAGGATTAACTGGTCAATGGATGAATTAAACCTATTCTGAGAGGCAGCAAGTGAGGTAACCTGCTCATTCCCCTTGCCAAATGTGTTTTCTAGTTCGGTGGCAAACTTTGGCAGGAAGTCAGCAGCAAGCACTTGGCCTTTCTGAAGCATCTTATTCAGCTCGCCTGTGGTTACACCCATAGCTTTGGCAGCTATGCCGAATGCACCGACAAGTCGCTCACCAAGCTGGCCTCTGAGTTCTTCAGCCTGAACATTGCCTTTGGACATCATTTGTCCAAGTGCCAGGAATGCGCCTTTGGTGTCCTCGGCACTCAGGCCCATCACTTGCGCAGCCTTAGCAACTGCTGCGAATTGCCTGTTGGTCTCCTGACTTGTCTGCCCGGCTAGGTTGGCAGCAGAGGCAAAGGTCTTATATCCTTCCACTGCGCCTCTAAGGTCTAGGCCTAGCTTCTGTGCTGTCTGCCTGATGAACTCAAAGTTCTTATTGCCCATCTCGGCAGAGCCGGAGGCAAAGTCAATGGCTTTCTTCATTGACTCAAACTTTATCGTTGTCTCAAGAACAGCAGCAGCAAATTGCTTTATCTGACTGACAGCAAAAAGGCCACCAAGCACTCCACCAACCTTGCCAGCAATGCTGCCAAGTTCGCCCATTGACTTATTGGTATTGTTGCTCTCCTGATTGAACTTCTTGAGTTCAGCCAATGCCTGCTTTTCCTCTGTTGATAGCTTGTCAAAGGCCTGAGCAGCCGCATCTATGTTGGATGTCTCAACAACATACCTAATCTTGATGTCATTGTTACTAAGTGTTGCCATGCCTCAAAGATAGGCAATAAAAAAGCCACCGAATATCAGTGGCCTTTTGTCTCTGAAATTAACAAATCTATCCCTTACCCTTTCTGTTCTTCTGGGCAGCAATATAGCTGCTCACGATTAAATAGTATTCGTAGATTGGCCTTTCGACCAGGAATTTAAGTCTGATAGGATCGCCACTTGCGACTCTAAACTGCTCATCAAATCTGAGTCTGTGCTGTCTGACAATTGAAGTCCAATAATGTGTTTCAGGTTGTTTAGGCTTTGTAGAGTTTCTGCCTGCAAATAGTTCGGGAAATTCGTGCTGTATTCGGTCAAAGAGGGCAGATAAGCGTACTCGGGCAGATTCAAAAAAAAACCCTGAACATCATTGTGCTTCATCCAATGCTCGAGCTTCTGCTTGTTGTATGGGTACTGGTAGTCTAGTGGATTCTCCTGTTCATCAAAGTAAACAACTGTTGCCAGCTTCAGCTGTCGCAGTAGGCTCACACTCATCTCCATCTGCTCCTTGAGTCGGGAGGCCATGATGCCCACTTCATAGAGCTTCTTGTCATCCTTCTTCTTCTTGTCCATGAGAAGGTTTATTAGGCCATTGTTCCAGCCCCTGAGGAAGTCAGGATTAATCTGCCATAGTTCCTCGGTAAAGATGTCACGAGCAGCCACTGCCCTCTGGAATGGCACATTGACTTCAGCTACAAACTTAAAGTAATTGATGCCTCCTGATGTGAAGGCAAACTCAATCTGATCCCATCGGTCTTGTGGGGCTACTCCCCTGTAAAGTATTCGGCCACTTTCTGCTTGTAAAGGTGCTTCTTTTGCCACTTGTTCAGCAGCAGCAGGAGCAGATGATTTGCGCCTAAAAATATTGAGCATAGATAGAATGGATAGTCAAACATTAGCCAGGAGATGACAAGGAATTGCCAAGCCCCTGAACAGAAAGGGCATTCACCTAGAGGCTTCGCCCAATGTGTCGGTAACTTCTGAATCTGGGAGAGATACCACTGCCCAGCTGGGTGATCCTCCAAAAGGTAGTCCAGAAAAAGCGAGAAGGATGCGCTGAGTGCGCTGATGAGCAACAACTTCAGTAGGCTCGCTATCGTGTGGAAGCTCAATGAGGCAGCAACCTCTGCGCTTGCCTCCGCAACTTGCATCAAAATCATAGTTTATCATGGGTAAAGGATTGGCTGATTATCGTTGAAAATATTAAGGGCTACCCAGTTGTCCTCCTGGTTAGTGTAGGTCTGGGAGAAGCTCATGCAGATGTCTGTGTACTCTTTGCCATCACCGGCTGTGAATGTCACAGGCTGCAATGTAGCACTATTTGTGAAGCTCACAGTGTACTGCCCTCCCCAAGGATTAAGGAAGGCCTCAGGCATTGCCTCAAGGTCAGCCTCAATAAAGCCATCTAGGTCAATTGCGAGCAGTTGCTGGATGCGTACATTCACTCCGGGTTTGGTGATGTTAAGCAGAATCTCGGCCTCGGTGTAATCGGTTGGCACTTGCACATAAAAAGCGGTCGGGCAAGCATTGAGAGGCTCGCAGACTTTAAAACAATCATTGCAGCATTGTGCCATACTTTTCCAGATTAAAGTTGCTCGTTATCTCTGCAAAGTTAGAGAATATAAAGTAACGGAAAGCATCCAATGCGTGAGACTTGTCCGGGTTCTTGTTCTTCCAGGCATCCAAGCTGCCCTGCCTGTCTACCTTAGCCTCCTTCAGGTCAGTGATTAGCTCATCACACCTTTTGCTGCTGATTTGCACCTTTGCCTTTTGAAGGGTCAGGATGGTGACCAACCTGCTGGCAATGTGGCTCGGATTGCTTCGAGCAATCTGCAATTGCATGTCTGGGATGCCGAGATAGTTCTTGATGAGGGCATATGCTGATATGTTGTCCTGAGTGAAGGCATTGCGAGAAGCACCGGAGGCATCACCGTTGATGATGTAGGTCATATCGGGGAACTCTTGCCGGATGGTCTGGCAAAGGGCCGCTAAATCACCTATGCGATAGACCTTGATGATGTTGATTGTCGCATAGAAGATGCCATCCTCTGAGTTCTTGATGTATTGGCCTACTACGCAAGTGTTGGTAACATTGAAGTCAAAGGATAGGTAAAGGTTATGCACCGGAGAGGCCTTGATGTAGCCATCGTACACATGCTTGCTGTACTCGAAGCTGGTGGCAAAGAGCGACTCCCTATCCCAGACTCCCCATTGCCCTAGGGCATACACTTCGTAATAGGTCTGGCTCACTGAGCGCAGTGCCTCCATCCTTGTGACATACTCATCATCCAAGAAGTTGAGCGCATCACGGTAAGTACCGTGCAGCCGAAGGATCTGATTCTGTTCTTTGGCTGGCACATCATCAAAAAACCGCTTCTTAATCCAGTGGCTATCTGATACAGGATTGAATGTCAGAAAGAATCGCTTTGGTGTGTCTGACTTACCCCTGAGTCGCAGGGTGATTTGGGTGAAGTCCTCAAGGCTCAATTCGGTGGCTTCCTCAATCCAGATGTACTTAGCCTGGCTAAGTGACTTTAGCTTTTCAGGATCATCACAGCCAAGAAAGACAATCTTGTTAGTGCCAGACTGAAGCTCCAAGTAGCTGGTCTTTGCCTTAACCAGCTTCTCAAATCCCCACTGGCTTATCTTGTTTCTGAAGTCAGCAAAGACCGAGTTCCTCAGAGTGCTGGCCACCTTGCGGATGACAAAGTAAGTCTGGAATTGGTTGGCCTTATGGTTGCATATCTCAGCCAGCAGTAGCTGAATCATTGTCTGACTTTTGCCAGATCCTGCTCCGCCCCATAGGATGTTGTATGTCTTTGGCTCAACCAAAGCAGGCAAGTACTTCTGACTCCATAGGTCAGGTGATGACAAGTCAATGAGTGCCATCAGTTGCCCTCTTCCTCCTTCCTTAGCACCTTCGGCACAATGACCTCGTGCATCTGCACACTGACCTGCTCCTGGTTCATCAGGCCAAGGTCTCTGGCTATGATATTATGATTAAAGAAGCCACTAGAAGCCCCTTCAA